TGCCTGTATGGGCTAACTTGTGCGGCGTCTATAATAAAGTACCATTACAACACGATTTTGCAAACTTTTGCGGGCTTTCGTGGTCGTGGATCTATAAGTTAGAGCATAACGCGCAAGGGGTAACCGCCGCGGATGTATCGCTTTTTAAAGATTTGCGCGCCGTTTGCCGGGGTGGCCTTGATTCCCGTTTATTAGACGGAAAACAAGCCCCCGTTGGCGCGATATTTTACGCAAAAGCTAAAGAAGGATACCAAGAAACGCAAACGATCCGCCACGAATACGGAAAAAACGACAATAACGCGGCCGCGCTGCCTGTTTTTAGTGATTTTGGCGCCATTGAGAGCGAAAAAAGTTAATATAATATACATTTTATTAACTTTCGCCCGTTTTCCGCTGGTTTTCTTAGGTTTTCGGGCGTGTCGGTGTTTTATGGTCGGCGGCTACGAACGGGGGTAACCCCTCAAAATTCCGAAAATCGAAACGGGGTACACCCAACAAAAAGAGGTTAAAACAATGCCTACTATTGGTTCAGTTACAAAGACAATACGCTTCAACCCTACTGATTTAGGGCTTATTGAGTCCAAAATGAAGAAAGAGGACACGACATTTAATAATGCTGTTCACCTTTTAATAAGTCAAAATGGGGGTACACCCATAGAGAAAAAACCCACAAAAACGGATTATGAATCTATTGTAGAAATGGCGGGGCTAATGCGAGTGGAACCAGACACACTATTAAAGGCTATCAATGAGTTGTTGGAATCTGGACAACTATATTATCAAAATGGGAAATTGGTAAACCCTATGTATGAAGAACTTGAGTCTATTTGCAAGGAAAAGAAGATAAGCATTGATAATATTATTTATAAAGTCATCCGGGATATAGAAAATGGCAAGTAAGGAACTTATAAAGGCGTGGACCTCTTACGAAAAGTACATAGAGAATAAGGGCGTATCTGATGAAGTGTTAAAGGCCATGACGGATGCAACGAAAGTAGCATTTACCGAGGGCGACAACGAGTACGGGTTAAACTGTAAGAATCAGACCGTTATAAACCTTGAAAAGCTGATTAAGGAAAAAACCAACGGCAATTTTAAGCTTTTAGAGAACTTTGCACAAGAAAATAACACTTGGTATGACTACTTAGAGTGGTACTATGATGTTTTGCTTGCTGCTTCAAGATATGACCTTGACTCATTCTTACTTTACGTTGAAAAGGACCGAAAGAGGAAAGAGCGATTTTATGAGCCAAGGCGTGATCGGCTAAAGCCGATAGTAAATACACTTATGGACGTGGAATACGGGGATGTTAAAGAGGTATTCTTACATACGCCGCCGAGAATTGGTAAATCGCAACTTATAACAGGCTTTACGGTTTGGCATATATCAAAAGATTCCGAGCATTCCAACTTATACGTTACCCATAAAGAAGATTTAGGCGGGGCGTTTCTTGACGGTGTAATGGAAATAATATGCGATCCCACCTATAAACATAGAGACGTATTCCCGGAAACAAAAATAGCTTCTACAAACGCAAGAGCGCATAAATTAAACCTTGATAGAGATAAAAAGTACGCCACATTATCGGGCAAAGGCCTTGAATCTGGACTAAACGGCGAATATGACGCTTACGGACTTTTAATACTTGATGATATTTTAGAGGGCGTGCAAGACGTTCTATCGCCGGATGTTTTGAAGCGTAAAAGGACTATTTATCAAAATAACGTTTTATCAAGAGCGAAAGAAAGCTGTAAGATTATCAACATTGGTACTATATGGGCCACAAACGATATTTACATGCAGCGCCGAGAGACATTAGAGACAAAACCCGAGTTTAAGGACCATAAGTTTGAAGCTATCGTTATACCGGCGTTAGATCCAAACACTGATGAATCAAACTTTGATTATGAATACGGTGTCGGATACTCAACGGAAGCATTTAGGCGAAAAAGGGCAGAATTTGAAGCTAACGACGATATGGCGGGTTGGTGGAGTCAGTACCAGCAACAGCCTATTGACCGTAAAGGTGCGGTATTTAACCCGGAACACATGCTATATTATGCGTCACTTCCAGATATGGAACCTTTAAAGATAATAGCGCACTGCGACTCAGCGTTAGGCGGCGGCGACTTTACATCATTTCCCATTGTTTACGTTTATGAGGACGGTTCTATGTATCTTGAGGATGTTGTCTTTGATAATTCCGAGAAACACATCACACAGCCACAAGTTGTTAGTAAAATCAAAAAACATGGCATTAAGAACGTGCATTTTGAGTCTAACCAAGGCGGCGAGGGTTACAAAGACGATATTCAGCGCATGTTAAAGGAAGATAAGGAATTCAATAGACCTATAAACATAACATCAGATTGGGCGCCGTCAACGAAGCGAAAAGCACAACGAATTTGGGACTGCGCAGAATCAATAAGGCATATATACTTTAAAGATCCTCAACATAGGTCGGATCAATACAGGCGCTTTATGAATAATCTATTTAGCTTCACTATGAACTTAACAAAAAAACAGCATGACGACGCGGCAGACTCTTTGGCTGGACTTATAGACTTTGACTTAAACGGTTCGGGCGTATCAACCGCAGTAATAACGGGTAGCATGATTTAGGAGGGGTATAATGACAACTCAGCAATATTTAGGCCAGATAGACAGACTAACCTTTATGATTGAGACAAAGAACGAGGAAATAATGAGATTAACGGCTTTGGCTTGTAAAATCACAACATCAACAGACGGTTTTCGTGTTAAATCATCACCCGAACCCGATAAATTAGCTAATGCAGTGGCTAAAATTGTGGAAGCAAAGAACGAATTAGCCGAGTTGGTGACTTCTTTATGTTCAAAAAGGGCTGAGATTATAGAAAAAATAGATAATATGCAAGAAACAACGTGTCAAAAGTTCCTTACATGCCGTTATGTTAAGAATTTGGCTGGAAAAGAGATATGCGCAGAGTTAGGAATCAGCCCGGCGTCACTTTTTAGAATTCAGAAAGCGGCCATAAAGGAATTTGAGAGACAGTACGGGACAGAGTTTAAGAAAATTACAATAACAAATAATAAAATTGATAGTGAGTGATAGTAATTGATAGTATATGAAATAACATAAGATATTCAACCTATGATATAGTATAAGTGGTAAATAATCATAGTAAGTAACCCCCGATATTTTACATGACTAAGGGAACCGTCTGATCCGCGGTTCCTTTTTTCGTTGGAGTAGTAAATGATTGGTAAAGGCAGAAACGTATTATTAACTTCATATAAAGAGATAAACGAAACAAATGTAATTGAAGTTGTTAAGGACGCTATGATTCTCTATCGAGAGAACGAAGCAGACTGTCAATTTCTGTTAGATTATGCAGCGGGTGTACAGCCCTTACAGCGAAAAGAAGAAAAGAAAACAATGACGTGGATCGACTGTCACGCAGTAGATAACGTTGCTTTGGAAATTTGCGACTTTTGGCGTGGTTTTGGTTGGGGTAGTCCTATAACCTTAGTATTAAGGGGCGACGCTAAAGACGCAGAAAAGAAAGCAGAGGGCTTGGCTGACCTTAACATGTGTTATTCAGCAGCCGGATCTGAAAGAGCTTTACAGACGCTTGCAGATTTTGTCGTTAAATGCGGTCATTGCTACACACTTATAGATATTAACCCGGAATACGAGGACGGCGAGTCTTATTTTACAAGAGACGTTATAGATCCCCGTTGGGCTTTCGTGGTTCGTTCTACTGCATATTCAGATAGACGAGTTGTTTTAGGCGTTACCTTAAATGTTGATAAAGACAAAAATTATTGGTTCACTGCGTACACTAAGGACGCAAGATACGATATAAGCGCTACATATAATGATAACACACCTATTAAGAGTGTCGGCACCGAGGACGATTTTTACGGCAAGTATTACGCTTGGGCGCCTATGGAAACTTTTGGTGTTAAAAATGCGCTTGGCAAGATTCCTGTTATTGAATGGTATTGGGAACCCAGCAGAATAAGCGTATTTGAGAATCAGATTAGCGCGTTAGATAACATCAACTTGCTTGTAAGCGATATTTCAAACGGAATAGAGCAGAACATACAGGCTATTTGGTGGAGTAATAACGTTGAATTTGAAAAGCAAATCATCAAAGACGGCGACGGTAACGAAATAGAAGTTACAAAGAAGCCTAAAAATGGTGATTGGGTACAGACAAGAACAGCCAGAGAGGGCGTTAACCCCTCAATACAGCCCTTAGTTTTAGATTATGGGCTTGAGGGCATGAATAAAACCTATACAGAGCAAAGATCCTTAGTATTACAGAAATGCCATGTACCGCAGAGGTCAGAAACTTCTGGTGGTTCGTCTGGTGTTGCTATGGATACGGCGGCGGGTTGGGCTGACGCTGAAAGCGTTGCATCCTCCAGAGAAGAAATAGTTAAGGGCTGCCAGCTTGACGAATTAAAAGTCGTTTTAAGAGCAGTAAAGGAAAGCCCCTATGTAGATAAGGGAAATTCTATTCTTCTTTTACATACAAACGATATTCAGCCAGCTATCCGCAGACCGAAGAACAGCGATTTAACTTCAAAGGTTAATAGCATAACAACTTTATTAGCTCATGGCTTTGCGCTTGAGGACTGCATTTCTAATATTCCGTTATTTGCTGACGCTTCACAAGTTATTCAGCGTAGCGGTGAGGGCGTAACAAAGTATCAAGAAACTATATACAATAGTGAAACAGACGCGGAAGCAGCGCCAAACGCAGATAGAACCATGCAAGATAATTCAGATCAAGTGGATAGAAGCCCTATATTACAGAACACATGAGAAACATTGATGAATTAAACAATCTAAATAGGCGTTCAGAGGATATAAAAAAGTATTTCGCTGAAATGGACTTAACGCCAAAACAGTTAAAACAGCGTCTTGAATATGCTTTTGCGGCTTTTTCTATTTACGATTTGATTCTGATAATGTTTTTAACAATGAAGGAATACGACGATATAGACGAGGATTATTTAAAAACGACTCTAACGGACCGTATTCTTTCGTTGATAACGGGTATGTCAACACCAGACGATTATCTTATTGATTATGCGATAAAATCATCAGACGCCTTTGTTGACACAACGATAAAGAATCAAGACGACGAATATTATAGCTCAGAAGAAAGAGCAGAACTCAACGCAAAGGCCGGTGCAAACGCAGTTGTTAATTATCTTGAATATATAACAGCCAAGGCAGAGGACAAGCAGTATAAAACGTGGGTAACGATTATTGACGGCAAAGAAAGAGCAACGCACCATTTATTAAATGGTACTCGAAAAAAGATAGACGAGCTATTTAATGTAGGCGGTGTAAGGATGCGTTTTCCCATGGATCATTTATACGCAAAAGACGAAGAAGCGTACATGAAACAGTCTATAAAGTGCCGTTGTAAGCTTAAATATTCATCAGTTGATAAGGAAGTTTAACACTTCCTTTTTTTATTAAAGGAGATTTAAAACATGACTCTACGCAGTTTACTTGAATCATTAGCAGATAATGAAATGCTAAACATACAAATTAAAGATAGTGAAAATGTATTGATTGAATTTGACGCGCCGGGGTTTGAGTCTCTTAGCAATGAATTACTGTCAAGAACAGTATCAAAAGTGACTATTGATTCAACATTGAGCGTATCAACTCAGATGATAATCATAGTTGAAGATAATTAAGCGCCGTCAAAAGCGCTTTTTTATATACAAAGCAGAGAAGCTTAAACACGAACATAGCCAGAGAAGGCTTTAAAACACAGAAAGGAAATTGAATATGGAAAACGAAAACACACAGGCAACGGAACCCCAGACTAACGATCTTGAGTCAAGACTTGCAGAAGCGGAAGCGAGAGCAGAGAAAGCAGAAGCAGACGCAAAGAGATTTAAGGCGTCAGTTGACAAGTTGACACACGAAGCAGCCGAAAAGAAGCGTGCTGATGAAAAGAAGCGTGCGGAAGAAATTTCAAAATTGCCGGAAATGGAGAGAATCGCTGCGGAACGAGCAGAAGAACTCGAAAAACTCAAGGCAAAAGCGGAAGCGGACGCAAAAGAGCTTAGTCACTTAAAAGCACTTTCAGCTTATAAGGACGTAGCAGACGAAAAGACAGTCGAGCGACTTATTGATTGCGTTACTGCCGGAGATCACGCCGAAATAGCCAAGGTTATTGCTGAGATACGCGAAAAGGCAATTAAGGAAAAGGAAGCGGAGTGGAAAACAAACAGGCCCGCTGGTTTTGTGGGTAGTGGTTCATATCCAGCAAAGACAAAAGAAGAAATTTTAGCCATTGCAGATCAAGAAGAAAGAATCTTAGAAATGGCAAGGCACAAAGAATTATTTTAAAGAAAGGAATTAAATAACATGGCAGCAGAAACAAATGTTATCAAAAAAGAAGATCTCGCATACGCACGCGAGAAAGATTTTGTTTATCGTTTTAACGACGGTTTAAAGAAGTTAATGGAAGTTTTAGGCATTACCCGTCCTATTAAGAAACAGGCTGGAACAGTTCTCAAGGCTTACAAGGCAACAGGAACCCTTGAAAACGGCACAGTTGCAGAGGGCGACATTATTCCTCTTTCACACTTTGAGGTTGAGCCTGTAACATTCCAAGAGATTTCTTTGAAGAAGTACAGAAAAGCAGTTACCGGCGAGGGTATTCTTGGTTCTGGTTACGCAGAGTCAGTTGCTAAGACTGATGAAAAGGCACTCAGACTTGTACAGGGTGGAATTAAGTCAGATTTTTATTCATTCCTTGCAACAGGAGAAGGAAGCGCAAGCGGTACAGGCTTACAGGCTACACTTGCTAACGTAAGAGCGCAGCTTGAAATTCTCTTTGAAGATACTGAAATGAGTCCTGTTTACTTTGTAAACCCTCTTGACGTTGCTACATATCTTGGCAGCGCTCAGATTACAACACAGACAGCATTCGGTATGACATATATTGAGAACTTCTTAGGACTTGGCACTGTAATTGAGTGTTCCTCAGTACCACAGGGCAAAGTTTACGCAACAGCTAAAGAGAATATCGTTCTTTACTATGTTGACGTTAACGAGTCTAACGGACTTGGTGAAGTATTTGACTTCAACACAGACGTTACCGGCCTTATTGGTATTCATCACAGCGCAAACTATGAGAGACTTACAGCCATTACAGAACTTCTTAGCGGTATTGTTCTTTGGGCTGAAAGACTTGACGGCGTTATCGTAGGTACAATAGGAAACCCCTCATAGGTGTTACCGTAAAAGCCGAAAGCGGTAGCACCGAAGTTTTTGACGTAGCAGTTAGCTCTTTGCAGAGTAACGTATCCGTTGCTAACGGCAAGATAACGGGTACATCAAAGTATTATGAGGGTTGGGCTTCTGGACCTCTTGAGGGACCGGGTAACTTCTTAGCTTTGAAGCTTGAAGCCGAAGATTGGACTGATTATACATCAGTTAAGATCGGCCTTGAACCTTCTTACGGCACAGGACTTGTTGAGATTATCAACGATCCCGATAAGAATTGTGTATTTAAGATCGCAGATAAGAACGCACAGTTGGTTAAGGTTATTTGCAAAAATGCCACAACTGAGACAGTTAAGACTTACTCTTTAAGAGATTTAGTCTTAGAAAGTGACGAGGCTTAATATATGGATTATATCGTTATAAAGGCTTTTACCGATAAAGACGATAAACACCATTACGCGGTAGGGGATAGATTCCCTTACCGCGGTTTTGCGAAGAAAGAAAGACTCGAAGAATTATCAACCGACAAAAATAAACGTGGTGTTGCTTTAATCGCAGAAAAGAAGCCAGAGAAAAAAGAAAGAGCTGCGGTAGACGCAGACGAAAAGCCTATTAGAGAAGATAGGCCGAGAAGGAGTAGCAGAAAATGATAGACAATCTCAAAGCGTCAATAGTCGCTGAACTTACAATAGAATTGAAGAACGAAGTTGATTTTGACGCTGAGATATTAAATGTCAAAGTTGTTAATGCTATCCGAGAGGTCAAGGCCGCGAGAAATTACCCTAAGACTTATTCGGAAAGAGCTATTTTAGAAGATTTGGAAAACAATTTTTATTCCAACATCAAGGCAATAGCTATGTACGACTATACAAAGATAGGCGCCGAAGGTCAGACGAGCTATTCAGCAGACGGCGAAAGAATTGATTACATAGAAAGAGACAAGTTGTTTACAGGAATTGTACCAATAGCGAGGGTTTAATATGCGCACAGCAAAGAGAACTAAACAAATAATGTTTTATTCGTTGCCCTCAGACGGTACACCTATTTATGCAACTGATGAAAACGGAAATATCATTTATGACACAATGCCGGACGGTCAAGAAATACCGCGTCAAGTGGGAGAATCACCCGAGAGCTATTCAGAACCCGTAAAGTTCTTGAATTCTATCACAAGTGAGTTAACCGCTGACGAGTTACAAGCTTTTGGCGCGGAACCGACAGAGCGTTACAAAATGACTTACAAAAAGGGTGAATTCCCTTTTACCGTTAATACTCTTATATGGAAAGATTCAACGCCTACAAACCCGGTAATTGAATCAAGCGCCGATTACAGAATAATAGGCATACAAAAGACAGGCAGACACTTCTATAAAGCGTTAATGGTAGCTGTAATATGACAAACAGAATACTTACCTATACAATATCAAATCAAAAATCTATTGAGGACGCTATCAAGTATTTTGAAGATTACAGAGATAAGCTAATTGATAGAAGCGGTTTATTTGTTAGGCGCTTACAAGAAATAGGAGTTACAGCCGCAAAAGCGAGACTTGCAACAGGACAGGGCGACTCAGATAAGAACGCACAGTTTTATGTGACGTTTAATACGTCTGAGGGTATAGCAGAAGGAAAAATCACAATAACAAGTACGCCAAAGACCGACGATAAAGGCCGAACCTTTTACCCACATTTAGCTTGGGAATTTGGCGCCGGTATTTATTTTAATAACGGTAACGCAAACCCAAAAGCTAAAGAGTTTGGTATGGGTGTTGGAACGTTCCCGGAACAAAAAAACGCGTATAGAGATTATTGGTGGTATAAAGACGATTCTGGAAACTTGCACTTGTCACAAGGTACACAGGCCACAATGCCTATGTACAACGCAAGCATTGAAATTATTAAAAGCATTGAACAAATAGCAAGTGAGGTTTTCTATGGATAATTGGTTTATGCAAATACAAAATAAGGTATTTACTCAGATTCAGTACATGATGAAGCAGAAATATCCTAAATTGATTTGCACTACTAAAAATCAAAACGGAAACCCCGCTGAATTTCCTACATTGTTCTTACATGAATTAACCCCGGTTGAAGCGGGACAAGACTTGACTAACGAAACAGTCAATGCAGTGTTAAGCACTATTGAGATTCAAGTTTGGACAAACACGACTGAAAATGATTGTAGAAACATCATATCGGACGCAGTTATTCAAATGAAGAAACTTCAATATAACATTGTTGGTATGCCAATAGTTGAAGCCGGAAACAAGGTAAATTGGGGCGTTATTCGTTGTAGAAGAATGATCGGAAACGGTGACAAAATAGTTAATTCATAGGAGGATTAAGAAATG